GTCGTGTTACTCCAGTTGATTTCCAATGCCGGCTCGGTGAACCGGCATCAGTAAATCGTTCTGTCTCGCCGCGACCCGCTACTGGCGTCGGTCGCTGGCTCAAATCTCGTTGTTCCTCCAGCCGCGGGCCTTTCGGCTTGTTCTCCCGCTGGATAACTGGTCTCGGCGCTTTACGCTGCACGCCCGGGGCAGTTGCCACCCCTCTGGACTGTTGAGGCCTGTCCATCGCTGCCTTCGAATCTGGGCCGGTATCGATCCGGCAAGGTGTGTCGCTAAAGAGCGCGAGGCTTGAGGGCCTCCCGAGGGGCTGTGTAGCGCCTCGATGGGTGTAAATATGTACCAATGGTTCACAATCGTCAAGTACCAAAAGTACACATTTTTCCTGCGCCCACAAAAAAGCCCGCGCTAGGCGGGCTTCATGGATTCGGATGAATCACTCGTCAGGACTGGGCTTGGCGATGTAGTCCTTCGGGATGTACGGCACCTTGGTCACCTTGCCGTCTTTGGTTTCAAACGAAACCGACTTGGCGCCACTGAAGGCCGTGGCATGGCTGTACACCCATATCTGGCCGTCTTCTCTTGAGGTGACCATGTAGGGGTTGCCCATGATCTCGTAGAGCTGATCTTCGGTCATGCCGACCTTGACCTGGCTGGCCTGGCCAAAGGTGAATGGCGTGCCGGCGCAACCAGCCAGGACTACTACAGCGGCGAGAAGGAATCGGTGAATGTGGCGAAGCATGGCGGCCTCCCTGTGAATTGAGCCGCCATCCTACCACTCTGGCCATACGCCATCACGCGTCCAAAGAAAAGCCCGCACTGCTATGCGGGCTAACGTAGGGAATCGGATGAGCCTTCACTGTGCAGGCGGGGGCGTGAAAAAAGCGTGAAGGCATGAAAAAGCCCGCCGAGGCGGGCTGATTGCGAAGAGGGTGGTACTCTGAGGTTAAGCGGCTTCTGCAGCAAATAAGCGTTCAGCTGCCTGCTCAGCAGATTCGACAGTTTGGACCCTAAGAGAGTGCTTGTCCCCAGCTTCTTCAAGGGCCTCAATAGATCGCTTGAGCGAGTCAACTTGCCTTTCGCTGTAGGTGGGATCTTCAAATCCGGGCCGGAAAACCACTAGCTCGTAGTGAGCCCTTGGAAGCATTCGGTCATCGCGATCGCGAACGGTAAGTAGATCAAGTAGCCTGGCCTTGTTTCTTTCAAGCATGCTGGACAGATTGGAGCCCGGGATCAGCTTTCCTGTGTTGAGCGCAACCCGCTCACTCAGATAGAAAATCTTTGAGGGCCTAGCTCGCTCCGAGACATGAAACGTCGCGTTGAAGTATCCAGAAAGGCGTGGGTTCTTACCAAGAACAGCTGACTCGAATTGCTTAGGCCAAGGATCCCTTTTCGAGCCTGCGTCACCCATGACCACCTCAGATATCTCATCTGATTCTTCGTCATCGATATCCAGATCCATAGCTGCAAGGCTTGCGGTCAACGCCACGGCCTGCCTCAAAAGTCCCAAAATGTCGGATGACACTGTCTCGCGAACTCGGCCGACGCGCATTCCGGAAACAGGGGGAGCCCACCCTTCGAAGCTTCCGTTGACCTGTAGATGCCTCTGAAGGCTTGAGCATGCAAGCGCAATAATTTTCCCAACGCCAGCTGATTTTTGACCAAACATCGCGTCAAGAACATGCGGCCTTATCGCTGGGCATACCCTGCACTCGCTATTTTGGCCGCGAGCCGCTACGGCAATGGTCAAGCTCTCGCCGGAAGCCATCATTGGCTCTAAATAAATCGGAGCCCATTGACCAGGGTAGGTCGGAGTGGGTGGCAGCGAGCTTAGTAGTGAGTCGAAGCTAATCAAAACTCAGTCTCCTTTGCTGGCTGGGCTTGATCCTGTCGTGTAGTAGATCACCCAAGATGGCGACCCTTTCTTTCAGGAAGGATAACAGCTGCTGTTGTGAGGCACCATCTAGCCCCTCAACAGCCGCCTGCTCAGCCTCACCAATCGACCGTTCTCCGTTTTCCATTACCCAGGCTCGAGAGGAATTGACGGACCGCTGCTTTGCGACTTCATCTCGGCATGTATTGATGTGGAGATCAAGCAGCTGGTTGGAATGGTAGTCATCAGAAAGCTCAGCGGCAGGCATTCCGTGAGGAATGCACAGGCCGTGATCGATCAAGAAAAATCCAGCTCCGTCGTAAAGCAGGTTTCCATCGTGTCGGTCGGGATTGGCGATCAGCTCATCAAAGCATGCGGCAGAAAGAAGCTCTGGCCATTTCTCCAGTTCATCCAGAACAGATGAGTCCTGAGCGCTTACGTACTGGGCAAGGTTGGGATGGCCAATATCAGCACTCCCGTAATGCCATACGTTATTGGAGTCAAGAAGGAGCAACGGCTCTGGTATAGGAAGGCCGGCTGCTCTACCCAGCACAGCGCAGACCACTTCGACAGCGATCTCCCTACTAGATACCTGCTTGGCAATCACTGCGACCTCTCCGGCTTGAGTTGCCGCGATGCCTCTGATCGGTCTGTTTGCACCTTCGCCGACCTCTGCCCCACCTGGAAGCAGTCTACCCACCCGAACCTTAGAAACCCCTTCGCTCATCTATTCTTCCCTGCTGCCTCTTCTGGCTTTGGCTTGCACAACCGACCCACATTTCACCTCATCCCCATAAGCCACCAGCGACGCCCAGCATGCTCACAAGCCGGCCGGTTAAATCGCTCACAGAAGATCACTAACTCCGAGCGCGGCAGCTGTCGCGCGCCTGTCCTCTTCACGGACGGCAGAAACGTCAATGCCCTCGCTCTCCGCAAGCATTAGCTGGTATGTCCAGGCGTCCACGCGATGCGAGCGTGCCTGTTTCTCCAAGGCCTGCATCAATCGCAGGTACCGAAACTCAGTCAAGCTCATCCCACAGAGACCATCTTCGGTTATTTCTTCGCATTCCCTGATGATCTGCGGGTTAGCTTCAAGGATGATGGCAAGTGCGTTTTGGTGGATCTGATCTCTGATTTTCATTCCTTTGTCCTTGTCACTCGGCCAGACTTCACTTCGTCCGCATACCCCACCAGCCGATCCGCCAGCTCATGCAGCTCCCCGACGCGCTTCATCGCTTCCAGGAACTGGGCCTCTTCGCCGCCCTGGGCCTTGTGGAAGATCTCCAGAGCGGCGCTTTCCAAGGCAAAAGCAGCATCCTTCAGGTCTCGGCGCAACTGCTGGTTGGGCTTGGTTAGGGGCATGGTTATACCTTCTTCACATCGCCTGAAAACCGGTCGGAGATCTTCTCTGCACCGCCAAGCTTCTCGACGATCTCGGCCCAGGGCTCCCTTCGGCACTCTTGTTGGATGGCCTCGCAACGCTCATCGGGATCATCAATGCTTTCGGCTAGCTGTCGGACCGAGAGCAGAAACCGGTGAAAGTCGCTTCCGTGTGTCGGCACAGGGCCTATCTCAGACGCCATTGTCGAGAAGGGCATCATGCGGTCAGAAAGCTCTGTTTGAGCGACCCATATTCCCTGCCATTCCTCACTGACGAAGATTGGAGGCGGCGCAGATCGATCCCAATAGGTCTCGCCATGGCGCTCAAGGACGCAGTACGGCGTCCGAAGCTGCATGGTCGCGACAAACATGAAGTTTGTGACGAAGTCGCCAGGCCATGACTGGTCGGCAGCTTTGTATTCCATGGGCTAGAGGACTCCGCCACGCCAAATTACGCGGCCCAGGATTCGGTGCTCATGGATCTCTCCGTCCGGAATCTTGAGATCTGCATAAAGTGCTTTGTCTGGGTTATCGCTGCGAATTATCCATCCCTCCAGGTCGGAGAAGATCAGGCGCTTGACGATTGCCCCTTTGTTCTCGCTGAAGAGGGCGAAAACCTGCCCGTCGACGGGGTCGATTCTCGACTCATCAATCAGTAGTACATCGCGATCACTGATGGTTGGCTCCATGCTTGAGCCCTGGGCATAAATTACCTTTAGGTTTTTCGGGTTGAGGCTCATGAATCGAATCCACTCGCGCTTGAACGCCAGCGTGCCCCTAACCTCGACGTGATCATTGGACTGGCCGGAACCGGCTGAAACCAGGGCGGTGTACTGCTTGATGTGGACGTAGGTGTCTTCCTCATCCTCTTCAGTGGGGAATTCCGGTACGTGCGCAGGCTGAGATGCCAGCGGCTTCGCAGGCATTTGATCACCGTCGCGCATGGCGCCACGCCCGTACTCAAGCCACTCCACTCGGACCTTGAGGGCTGACGCCAGGGCAAGCATCTTGGCGCCGCCCGGCATTGACTCTCCGTTCAGCCACTTGCTGCTTGCCTTCGGCGTAACGCCGGCAAGTTTCGCAAGACGAGCACCAGCGCCCCACGACGGGATGTCGTTGGCGAGCAGGGCTTCCCTCAGGCGCGCCGCGAAGGCTGCGCGTATTTCTTCTATCTGAACCATAGGTTCAATATCGCACGCGCTTGCATGTACTTTCAGTTCCGACATAATATGTACTTACAGTTCATATTTCGTTTGGAGGCCCCATGCAGGAGCTCAAGAAGGCAATCGATGACGCAGGCGGCGTAACTGCCGTTGCGCTCGCTTGCGGGAAAACGCCGCGCGCCGTCTACAAGTGGCTCACCGCTGGCTGCCTCCCGCGCACCGAATACACCGGCGAAACAACCTACGCCGAAAAGATCGCAGCACTGGCAAAGGCCAATGGAAAGCCGCTCAAGGCTCAGCGCCTTCTGGCTGCCACTGCGCCAACCAAGACCGCCGCCTAACCAATTTCAATCGCAAGGAGCAGCACCCCTATGGGATTCAAAGACCCCCTGACACAACGTCGAGATCTGGCGAGGAAGGTCCGGCTTTATCCACTGCTTGATCGGCAACTGCAGCGCGCTGCCCACAAGGCTCGCCGCGAGTATGCGACTTACCTGTTCGAGATGCTCGAGTGGGCCGCTGTGAATGGCGGCATCGAAGCCCTCATGCCCGACGACCTGAAGGATATCGCGGGCTAGAGGCCCTCAGGAGGGCACGATGGAATTTTGTGAAGAGAACGTGCCGCCAGAGACCAGAGCCAAGATTCATCGTCTGATGGAAGCCAGGGGCTGGACGTTTGAGGAGGCCGTGAACGAGGTCTTGCTCGAAGCAATTACGTCCGGCGCAACGGTATTCGTAGGAAGGCGAAAGGCACCGGTTCTGGAGCTGGTGGGGCTGAAGAGGACCTCTACCGGATAGGTGAGGCCCTCACATAGGGGCTGAAGAGACCCTCAAATGGCAGGCACAAAAAAACCACCGGGCAGGGTGGCTTCTTGTACTGCAATCGTAACACGTGTGTGAGGCAATCATATATGCACCTGACTATCCAAAGCAATACCGTGGCACTCGCGCCACAAAATCCTAACCACGGTTTCGTGGCGCGCGAGGTCACGATGAGCAGCTCGGAGATTGCCGAGCTGACTGGGAAGCTCCACAAAAACGTCATTCGCGATATCCGCGAGATGATGGATGCGCTGAAAGAGGATGGCTCAGATCTGAGCCATGTCCGTGAAGACAAGGATGGTCGGGGATACACGTCAGAATTTCACCTTGACCGTGAGCTGACCGAGACACTGCTTACCGGCTATAGCATCCCATTACGTCGCAAGGTGATCCATAGGCTGCATGAACTGGAGCAGGCGGCGACCCCTCGCGTCTTGGCAACATTGCCTGACTTCTCCAACCCTGTTGCCGCCGCCCGCGCCTGGGCCGACGAGATGGAGCAGAAGCAGATCGCCCAGCAGGCCCTAGCCATCGCTGCGCCGAAAGTCGAGTTCGTCGACAGGTACGTCGAATCAACCGGTCTTAAGGGCTTCCGTCAAACCGACAAGTTGTTGAGGGCTAATGAGGCCCGCTTCCGCGAGTTCCTGCTCGACAAGAAGATCATGTATCGCATGGGCGGCGAGTGGCAGGCCTACCAACAGCACATCGACGCTGGCCGGTTCTCTGTCAAGACTGGTACCAGTGACAGCGGCCACGCCTTCAATCAAGCCAAATTCACCCCCAAGGGCGTCACTTTGGTGGCTGGCCTGTGGGCACAGTACAACCTGGAGGCCCAATGATGGCCCGGATCCGCACCATCAAGCCCGAATTCTGGTCGAGCGAGCAGGTGATGTCCTGCCGACCTCTCGCCCGCCTGCTGTTCATTGGCCTCTGGAACTTCTGTGATGACGGCGGCAATCATCCGCTGGCCGCTCGCACGATCAAGGCTTTGGTCTTTCCTGGTGACGATATCACCACGGAGGAAGTGAGCGCGCTCCTTGGTGAACTGGAAGGCGCAGAACTGACTCGCAGCTACTGGGTGGCAGGGAAGAACTACCTGCACATCTGCGGCTGGAAGCACCAGAAGATCGAGAAAAAGAACTTCAAATACCCAGCTCCTCCCGCAGAAATCGAAGATGGGTCGGAGAGCGGTCGCCGACAATTCGCCGAGGAGTCGTCGACTGGTCGTCGACCGGTTGACCCCGGAAGGGAAGGGAATGGAAGGGAAGAACACAACACACAACGCGCGGGCGAGGAATCCGGCGTTGACCCAAAGCTGCCGACCGAGATGGACCTTGAGTGGAAGCCAGACGACCAGCTGCTGAAAGCCTACGCCAAGCGCATGGGTATCCCTGTCGACCTGTTCACCGATGAAGCGACCGCCGCATTCGTTTGCCACTACTCGGCATCCGGGCGCTGTGAGACCCAGGCCTCGTGGGTGAGCCTGTTGGTCAAGTGGGTGAAGCGTGACATGGCCACCGCCAGCAATGTTCGGCCATTCCCAGTGAAGCGTCAGGCCAATGGCCCGGACTTCAGCGACACGTCGTGGGCTGACGACTTGGGTGACCTATGACCACACAACCGAAACTGCGCAGCGTGACGCAGATCATGGCCACGGCCCGCAACCTGCCGGCTGAGGTGAATGCCCCGGCCAAACAGCTGGACCCAGGCACCACCGAGGTGGTCAACGCCCTGTTCAAGGAGCTGCAGGCCATCTTCCCTGCGTGGAAGCAGGCCTGGCCAGATGACGAGGCGCTGAAGGCCGCCAAGCGCAGCTGGATCAAGTCCTTCGTTGCGGCGGGCATCAACACGCTGGAGCAGATCAAGTTCGGCATCCAGAAGTGCCGGGTGCTGGGTACCGACTTCGCCCCGAGCAGCGGCAAGTTCATCAAGCTGTGCCAGCCGACTCCGGAAGAGATGGGCATCCCGCCGCTTGCGAGGGCCCTGGCAGAGGCGCTGGAGAACTTCCACCCCAGCAGGGCAGGGTCACGCGTTTGGACGCACGCAGCGGTGCGCCACGCGGCCCTGCAGTGCGAAGCGCAGAACCTTGGGTCGATGGAGGTGGAGCGGGCCGAGAAGGTATTCGCCCGGGCCTACGACATCACCATTCGCATGCTGGTGGCCGGCGAGCCGCTGGGCGACATCGCCACCGGCATCGGCCACGACAGCCAGAAGAGCCTGACCGAGCTGGCAGACGAGTACGCAAGCCAACGCCAGGCCCGCCTGCTGGACCTGCAGCAGATCCCATCGAGCGCGGCCGCATGCCGTGCACACCTGCTGGCCAAGTTGAACATCAAGCGCGCCGGGCAGCCGGCCGGGGAGGGGG